AGCCAAAGGCCTGGGCACCCAGGACGGTCCTGCCAACCGAGCCAGCTACAGTTTCAACGGCCCCACCAATACCAGTGCTCAAGGCAACCCTGTGGGTCTGCTTTACGGCCAGGCCATTGTCGGCAGCGCAGTGATCAGTGCCGGGATCTACGCGCAGGATCAACTGTAGCGAGCGGCTTTTTCACTGCCGGAGAAAACTATGGCAATGCAAACAGATCAACAAAAAATTCAGACGGTCCTGTTATCCGGATCCCTGGCACGATTGTTTGGGCGCAAGCATCGCGTGACAACTTCCGGCGGGTTTCGGGATGTCATGGGCTACTTCAAGCAATTCCCCGGTTTCGAAAGGTATATGAACGAAAGCGCTGGCAAAGGGCTCCGGTTTGCGCTGTTCAATGGTCGAGAAAATCTTTCGCAAGATGAACTGGGTAAGCCAACCGGCAAAGAGGTGCTGCGAATTGTGCCAGTCATCGCAGGGTCAAAGCGCGCAGGCTCACTCCAGACCATTGTCGGCAGCGTGATGATTGCCGCCGCTTTCGTTCTGTCATTTACGCCATTCGCCGGTGCTTCACCTTTTCTGTACCAAATGGGAACCGCCATGGTGATCGGTGGCGTTTTGCAAATGCTGTCCCCCCAAGCCAAAGGCCTGGGGGCTCAGGACAGCCCCGCCAATCGCGCCAGTTACAGCTTCAACGGCCCGGTCAACACCAGCGCCCAAGGTAACCCGGTCGGTCTGCTGTATGGCCAGTTGGTCGTCGGCAGTTCCGTGATCAGCGCTGGTATCTACGCGCAGGATCAACTCTAGCGTTCGATCTTTTATTGACGTCCACCCAACCCGCCCTGTGCGGGTTTTATTTCGCCTGAAGGAAAGCCATGACTGACCTCATTCTCGCTGGCAGCAAAGGTGGCGGCGCCAAGCCGCGCCCCTCCGTGGAGGCGCCAGACAGCCTGCAAAGCACGGCTTACGCTCGTATCCTCGATCTCGTCAGCGAAGGCGAGATTGTCGGTCTGAAAAATGATTCCCGCTCGGTGTTTCTGGATGAAACACCGCTGGCCAACGACGACGGCAGCCTGAACTTCAATGGTGTCACGCTGGATGTTCGTACCGGTAGCCAGGATCAGGCACATATCCCCGGTTTTCCCGCGGTGGAAAACGAGACGGTCGCAGCGGTCGAGCTGCGTAGTGATCAACCGTGGACCAAGGCCTTTACCAACCTGCAACTGTCGGCTGTGCGGATTCGTCTGGCGGTGGCGCGACTGGCGCAGACCAATACCAGCAACGGCGACACTAACGGTTATACAGTCAAATACGCGATCGATCTGGCCACCGATGGCGGTGCCTTCGTCGAGGTACTGGCGTCCGCGTTCAGTGGCAAAACCACCACCAAGTACGAGCGATCGCACCGCATCGATCTGCCCGCGGCCAAAAGCGGTTGGACCGTGCGAGTGCGCCGTTTGACCCCTAACTCCACCAGCGGCGCCATTGCCGACACCACCAGTGTCGAATCGAGTACGGAGGTAATTGACGCCAAGCTGCGCTATCCCGGCTCGGCGATCATCGGTTTGCAATTCGACGCCTCCCAGTTCCAGTCGATACCGTCGCGTTCCTTTGAATTGCTGGGACGGATCATTCGGGTGCCGAGCAACTACGACCCGCAGAGCCGCACGTACAACGGCATTTGGGACGGTACGTTCAAATCGGCCTGGACCGACAACCCGGCGTGGATTTACTACGACCTGCTGCTGCATCCGCGTTATGGCCTGGGCCATTTGCTCAATGCCGGTCAGGTCGATAAATGGGAGCTGTACCGCATCGGTCAGTATTGCGATCAGCCTGTCTCCGACGGAAAGGGCGGGACTGAACCGCGCTTCACCTGCAACCTGTATCTGTCGGTGCGTGCCGATGCCCTGAAGGTTTTGCAGGATCTGGCTACCACGTTTCGTGGCATGTCGTATTGGGGGGCGGGTTCGGTCATGGCGGTGGCCGACATGCCGGAAGACCCGGTGTACACCTACTCCAACGGCAACGTCATTGGCGGCAAGTTCGTCTATGGCGGGTCGGCGAAAAAGACCCGTTTCAGCGTGGCGCTGGTCAGTTGGAATGATCCGACGGACTTCTACCGGCAGAAGGTTCAATACGTCGATGATGCTGAGGGTGTCGCTCGCTATGGTGTACAGCAGACTGAGATCACCGCTACCGGTTGCACGTCTCAGGCCCAGGCCCAGCGCATCGGTAAATGGGCACTGCTGACCAATCGCCTGGAAACTGAAAGTGTCACTTTCTCCGTCGGTCTGGACGGGACGCTCGCGCGTCCGGGACAAATTATCCGCGTGGCTGACAACGATCGTGCCGGCAGACGGATTGGTGGCCGCCTGCGTGGTGCAACACTCGATACGCTGACCCTGGATGCCCACGTGACCGCCGAAGCTGGCGATACGCTCACCCTGGTCATGCCGACCGGTAAAGCCGTTTCCCGCGTGATCAAGTCAGTGAGCATCAGCGACCAGGCTCAACGTGTGATCCTGGCTCAGCCCTTGAGCGAGTTGCCACCGGCACAGTCGATGTGGGCCATTGATTCCGCTTCCCTGGCTGCACAGCAATTTCGCGTGTTGTCGATTGCTGAAGACTTCACCGACACTGAAATCAAGTACAGCATCAGTGCAGTCAAACATGTGCCGAGTAAGTACGGCGCGATCGACAACGGCTCCCGTATCGAACGCCCCCCTGTCACGGTCATACCGCCAGGCGTTCAGGCGCCACCGACTTCAGTCACGATCAGTAATAACCACTTCGTCGATCAGGGCAGTGCAGTCGGTGTGATGACCATCGAGTGGGCGCGCCCGGCCAACGCCATTGCATATGAAGTTTACTGGCGCAAGAACGACAGCGAATGGGTGTTTGCCGGTCGAACCGGTGGTTCGTCGATGGAGGTACGCGGCATTTATGCCGGGCGTTACGTGGCCAAAGTGCGAGCCATCAACGCGCTGGACATCGGTTCGATCTATGCGACTTCGGTGGAAACGCAACTGTCCGGGAAAACCACGCCACCGCCTTCAGTGACTTTCCTCAAGGCTGACAGCCTGCTGTTCGGTATCGGCCTGAAATGGGAGTTTCCGGCGGGCGCCGAGGACACACAGCGAACTGAAATCTGGTATGGGCCAACGGCAAACCTTGAGGCCGCTACCAAACTGGCCGACCTGGCGTATCCGCAAAGTGATTACACGATGCAGAGCCTGTTGGCAGGCACGTCGTTCTTCTTCTGGGCGAGACTGGTCGATCGTACGGGCAATATCGGGCCGTGGTATCCGACCGGTAATGGCGTGCTGGGGCAGGCCAGTTCGGAGGCTGGACCGATTCTTGACCTGCTCGCGGGCAAAGTTTCGCGACGGAATTGGGCAAAGACCTGCTCACCGAGATCGAGAAAATTCCGGGATTGCAGAATCAGATTGATTCGCTGGATGAAGCTTACGACTCGGCCAAGACCTATGCGAAATACGCAATTGTTCGTTTTGGCGATCGTCTGTATCAGGCCAAAGGGCCAGTGCCGATCAACCTGCCGCCACCGAATGCCGAGTATTGGGTCGATGTAGGGCAAACGGTCGAGACTGCCACTGGACTGGTTCAACAAGTCGAGACCAACACCGCCGATATCAGCAAGATCGATGGCACGGTAACGGCTCAAGCCGCGGCATTCCAGGCGTTACGAGCATCCTCCCGGGACGACAACGGGGAAGGTGAACTGGCAGATGCCCTCAAAGGGTGGACCAGTACGGCAGCCATCGCTACGGAAAGCAGTGTCCGGGCTTCCCAGAACGAAGCCACTGCCCAACGCGTTTCTACACTGGAAACAAGCATTGGAGATAACGCGGCAAGTATCCAGTCGCTCGAGAAAGTTGTAACAACCAATAGCTCGGCCACGGCGACAAAGCTTGAACAGTTGAACGTGTCCGTTGGGCAAAACACTGCAGCCGTTCAGCAAGCCTCAAGTGCCATTGCCGATACCAATGGCAAGTTATCGACGATGTGGTCGGTGAAGATGGATACGACGGCGGGCGGCCAAAAATATGCTGCGTCGTTTGGTTTGGGGCTGCAGGTCGATCCTTCTGGCGTTTCGTCACAATTCGTCGTGCGCGCCGATACGTTTATGTTATTGAATCTGGCAAATGGCGTACCGGTGTCTCCGTTTGCGGTGAGTGGTGGCCAGACCTTTATTAGAGATGCATTCATTCAGGACGGCACTATCACCAATGCCAAAATTGGTGAGTACATTGCCTCAACTAACTACGTGCCAGGCAAATCCGGGTGGGCCATCAATAAAAGCGGTGGTTTTGAAATGAATGGGCAGGGCGCGGGATCAAGCAGAATTGCGATAACTCCAAGTAGTGTGAAGCTCTTCCATCCTAACGGTGTTCTGGCCATTGATATGAGTGTCTGAAATGACGGGACTAATAATTAGAAGTCCTACGGGAGCGCTCCTGGTCGATATGACTATGAATATTAGTCAGGATCAAGGTTATATCGACACTGGGGGATTAAATGGTTCTGTCGCCATTCCTCCACCGCCCGCCGGGAAAACCCGATTTTTCGGAGTTGTACCACTGGTTGACATGCAGCGAGAGGCGGGCCATCTGCCGGGCGTCACACTGTCGTCTAATGTGCTGTCGTGGAACTATCGTTTTGTCACCAGTGGCTGGGGCTTCTTTGCGGCCAATGCCAGAATCTTCTATGGGTACTATTAGGTATGACGGGCTTAACTGTATACAAAGATAACGGTCAGATGCTCTTTGATACTACTAAGATATCTTACGGGCTCGTGAAAAGTGGAAACATGACTTACCAGCAGTCGTGGTCACGCAGACAGCTAAGGTCGGCCCAGCTTGACCCGTCACAAGGCTCGAACTGGTATCCAGTGCAAAATGTTGCTCAAGATAAGGGTGACAATCTGTTCGGTTTTACTTTGAATAATGCACGTAATCCGATTGTGTTTCTTGTGGGGTCAGGAACCCTGAACGGATCTCAGCGATCAGGCAATACCATTACGTTTCTCTATTCTAACGCGAGTGCTGATACCCGATATTATTGTTTCGATTTGATGTCCGATAATATTGCTGGAACAACGTTTCTGAAAATCTATAACGATGATCGAACATTAACGTTCAACTCTCTGCAAGCACCGCTGAATGTGATTGGTCAATATATGGCTCCACCGCCCGATCCTCGTACGCAGGCCGGCCGGTATTATCTCCTTTACCAAGGGGGGAGAACCCAGAGACGACAGCTGAGAATTCCTCCCGACTATAAAGTGCCGCAGGTCGATTGTATTTTTGATGTGCCTATGACGCCAGGCGTTGAGTACGCTGTCTTTCTCCCATGGTCCAGAGGGTCGAGCATCATGGATTTCAGCTCTGGATATCAAGGTGATGCTGCAGCTTATGCAGTTTTGGAAGGCGCATATGGTCGTACGGGAGGAATCAGCTTCATGTTTGGAGCTTCAGCCGGAACGACGGACTCCCGAGCCATGGCTGGAGGTGGGGTACCTGCCGGGATAAGTTATGGCGGAGTAGCAACGGACAAATACCCTACGGCTTTGATTATTCAAACAGCGTCCCTTCCGATTCCGTTTGGTTGAGAAAAGTTAAGCTGCTGGCGAATGTGATTCTAGATTTTTTGCATTTAAGACTAAGTTCCAGCATTTGTCTTTGAAAGCGCAAGTGCTGAGTAATTAATGTTTGTTCGTTACTGGAGATATCTATGCCATGGTACAAGGCTGGAACAGTTTCTGTTGTCCGGAATTCAACTTCCGTATTGGGAGACGGTACGGCATTTATTGCCAATAGTCGTGTGGGCGATGCTTTTCGAGGGCCTGATGGCGGATGGTACGAGGTCGTCAATATCGCCAGTGATACAGCACTGTCCATCGCACCGGAGTACAAGGGGGACACCAGCAATGGCGCATACACGCTGGCCCCTATGCAGGGCTATGTCAAAGACTCGGCTGACCAATTGCGAACTTTTGTCAATCAGGCTGGAGCAAAACTCGCTGCACTTGGGAGCACCGGCAACTACGAAGTATTGCCCGTTTCAAAAGGCGGAACCGGTGGCACAACGCCCGCTGAAGCCAGGGCCGCTCTGGAGCTCGGCACCACTGGCAACTTCGACGTCTTGCCTATTTCGAAAGGCGGAACCGGCAGCGTGACAACGGCAGCTGCGAGGGCTGCCCTGGAACTGGGTTCTGCCGCAACAGCCACTCTTCAAACGACTCCCAGCGATGCAACGGCTGGCCGCGTCATGCAGGTCGGCGCATTCGGCATTGGAGGGAACCCCCCGGTCTATACCGGCAACATCGACGACACCGCGGCTGTTCCGGCGGGACGCTGTTTTGTCATTAACACCGCAACCGGGGTGAAACCGACGGGATCCCCTTACGGTTTGATGGACACCATCAAGTACGCTGGTCAGCCGGTTCATCAGGCCTGGCACGAAGTCAACGGCACCGCAGGCGGTGGCACTTTACGCACTTGGGAGCGAGATCAATACGGCACGGGGGTTTTCGGCCCCTGGCGCATGGTTTATCGGCAGAACAACATCCTCGGCGTCGTTTCAGGGGCAGGAGCCCCCACGGGAGCGATCATCGAGAGGGGTGCCAACGGCAACGGTGAATACACCAAGTTTGCAGATGGCACCCTTGTTTGCTGGAGAGTTATCCCCACCAACTCAACCGGCACGTACGCCGTGGGCGCTCTGTTCGGTAGTGATGCCTATGCTCCCGGCCCGTTTCCCTCGGCTTATGCATCGGTGCCTACAGTCACGTCGGGGGCCACAGGGGCTGTACACGCGGACTGCATTTTCGCCAGTGCCTGGATTCCCCCAGCGCTTAACAATTGGGGAGGGTGGCGTGCTATGGCAACCACGAACGTAGCCGCGGCTGCCCAAATTAACCTGATCGCCATCGGGAGGTGGTACTGATGAATATTGTTTTGTCTCCACAGCGTAGAGAGGATTCTCTGGCGCTTTACAAATCGGGTGACGTGCTCACCATCAACGGTGAAGCGTTCGATTTCTCGCTGCTCTGCGACGGCGATACGTTGCCACAAGGCGCGATCAAATCTGAATGGTTCGTGGGTGACGTTACTCGCGAGCAGGGGCAACTGACGCTTCATCTGTTGTTGCCGATTCCCGCCCATTACAGCCAGGCGCAAGCATTTCCCGAGGACCTGATCGATATTCCCGAAGGTGACGTGGCATTGCCACAACCTTTGCCGCAAGCGGAGGTTGAAGTATGAACATCGACTGGTCGCAATTGATCACCAAAGCCATGAAAGAGACAGCGGCTGCCGCAGCACGATTGACCGAAGCTCAAGCACTGCTCAAGAGCAAAAACGAGGTGGCTGCAGCGCAGGTCGCTCGCATTCAGGATCGGATCGACACCCTCGGTTACGGCATCGATCTGGGGGAGGCGACGTCTGAGGATGAGGCGGAACAGCAAGCACTGCTTGGCAACCTGAAACAGTGGAAAGCCTACAAGTTCAGCTTGGGCAAAGTGAGCACACAAGCTGCCTGGCCCGTGGCGCCAGAGTGGCCTGTCCAGCCCGATGTTCCGGTAATTGTGGTTGATCCGGTGCTGCCGCCGGGCTGACTGGCTTTCTTGCAGCTACCTGATCGAGATCGTCTTGAACACCCATACCGCCGAGTGCGGTTTTTTTTCGCTTAAAAAAAGGACTGCACCATGCCATGGCTTAGAACAGGTTCGGTCAACGTCAGCAACAACTCGCCTGCAGTCATCGGTGTCGACGTTGATTTCGTCACCAACGTCCGGGTGGGCGATGCCTTCGTCGGACCTGATGGACGACAATATGAAGTCAGCAATATCGCCAGTCCGGTCTTGTTGTCGATCACCCCGGCTTACCAAGGCGCAACGGCAAACGACGCGTCCTATTCGATCATGCCGGTGCAGGGGTATCCCAAAGCACTGGCTGATGCATTCAACAACCTTAACGTTCAGTACGGCCCGAAGCTGGCAGCACTAGGTGACGCGAGTGGTTTCGATGTCCTGCCGGTGCGAAATGGCGGCACCGGAGGAACGGATCTTGTTTCTGCTCGCCAGGGCCTTGGCCTGGGTGCAGTCGCAACCGACACCATTGTGCCCATCGTACGTGGCGGCACCGGTGCGACGGATGCCGCCTCGGCGCGCCAGGCGCTTGGACTCGGTGCTGTGGCAACGGACGCTGTTGTACCGGTGGCACGAGGTGGCACGGGTGGCAACTCCCCGGCAACCGCTCGGTCGGGTCTCGGACTGGGCAGTGCCGCCGTTGCCGCGTTGGTCGGAGCGGTCAGCCAGGACAAAGGCGTTCCAACCGGAGCCGTCATTGAGCGCGGCGCCAATACCAACGGTGAATACGTCAAGTTTGCCGACGGCACGTTGATTTGCACCCTCTGCAACACGGGCGGCGTAGTGTTTAACAACCCGTCCAACATGGGCTTCAACTGGTCTTATCCGATGCCCTTCGTGACGCTGGGATTTGTCATTGGGAATCTGGTTGGAGTATTGGGTGTGACAAGGGCGGTGACCAGCGTCAGCGCCTACAGCAGAGGGCTCGGTTTTGCCAGCATCTGCGCTTTCAGCCTTGGTCAGTTCGTACAAGGTGACGAGCTAATAGTCTCGTTTGACTGCTTCGCCATCGGCCGGTGGTTCTAAGCAAAACCCAGACTGAAAACTGCGGGCTGGGGTTCCTCGTTAAATCGGGTTGAGTACAGGCGCTGACCTGCGACCGCCCCCACTCGGTACTTCCTCATGAAAATGACCCCTCTGGTCACGCAATTGCGTGCTCAGTGCCCGACGCTGGGCAATCGGATCGCAGTAGGCATTGATGTTACGGCATTGCAAGCCGATGCCTCGCTGAAAACCCCGTGCGCCAGCATCACACCCCTGGCCGATCTGGCCAGCAACAGCACCACCCAAAACCTCACCACCCAACCGATCCGCGACCGCTTCGAAATCGTCCTGGCGCTTGACGCCACCGACGCTACAAAAGCGCTGGATCTGTTGCACGACCTGCGCGCCGAACTGTGGCGCGCGCTGGTGGGGTTCAAGCCCGATTCCGACTACAGCGCCATCGTCTACGACGGCGGCGAACTGGTCTCGATCAACAGCAGCCGCGCCTTTTACCGGCTGCGCTTTTTTGCCGAGTTCCAGCTCGGTCGCAATCTGCCGAGTCAGCCTGCGGAGAGTTGGCACGAACGCGAACTGGACGGTTTGTCGTCCTTTACCGGGGCCACCGTGCGGGTCGATGCGATCGATCCGGCCGACCCCAACCTGAAACGCCCGGGCCCCGATGGGCGCGTGGAAATGACTTTCTCTGCAGAGGTAACCCCATGAGCAATCGCATCACCGTACTGCCGGCCGCTGGCCGCGTCGTACCTGACCCGGAGGCCGGCGATCTGCTGCCGCTGGAAGGCCGTGAAGTGCTGGACAGCGCCTGGTGGCGCCGACGTCTGGCCGACGGCGATATCACCCTCAAAACCGCACCAGCCAAACAAAAGGGAGCCAAATAATGGCGATCGGATTCAGCAACATCCCCGCGGACATTCGTGTACCGCTGTTCTATGCCGAAATGGACAACTCGGCCGCCAATAGCGCGAGCTCGACCCTGCGTCGTTTGATCGTCGCTCAGGTCAACGACAACATCGCCCCGACCGAAGTCGGCAAACTGGTGCTGGTCTCCAGCGTTGCGCTGGCCAAGAGCATCGGCGGCCAAGGCTCGATGCTCGCCTCGATGTACGAGACCTTCCGCAAGGCTGACCCGATCGGTGAGATCTGGTGCCTGCCGCTGCACAATACCGAAGGCGCGATCGCCAAAGGCGTGCTGACCCTGACCGGCACCGCGACCCAGGCTGGCGTGTTGAATCTGTATGTCGGCGGCGTGCGTGTGCAAGCCACTGTGGTCAACGGTGCCACCGCTGCCCAAGCGGCCACCGCACTGGCGCAGAAAATCAACGCCACCGCCGACCTGCCGGTCAGCGCTGCCGCTGCCGAAGGTGTGGTCACCCTGAACGCCAAATGGACTGGCGACAGCGGCAACGACATCAGCCTGCAATTCAATCGCCTGGGCAAGAGCAACGGCGAAGAAACCCCGGCCGGCCTGACCACTGCGATCACCGCCATGACCGGTGGCGCCGGCGTGCCGGATCAAGTGGCGGCGATTGCCGCACTGGGCGACGAGCCGTTCGAGTTCATCGCACTGCCATGGTCGGATCTGTCGACGCTCAATACCTGGCAAGCGGTCATGGATGACAGCACCGGTCGCTGGTCGTGGGCCAAGCAACTGTTTGGTCACGTCTACAGTGCCAAGCGCGGCACTGTCGGCACTCTGGTTGCTGCCGGCCAGGCACGCAACGACCAGCACATGACCATTCAGGCGCTGGAGCCGGGCGTTCCGCAACCGTTCTGGGTGCAAGCCGCCGCACTGGCTGCACGCACGGCGGTGTTCATCTCTGCCGACGCCAGCCGTCCGACTCAGAGCGGCAGCCTGCCGGGTGTCGATCCGGCACCGGCCAGCGAACGCTTCACGCTGACCGAGCGTCAGTCGCTGCTCAACTACGGCATCGCCACCGCGTACTACGAAGGCGGCTACGTGCGTATCCAGCGCTCGATCACCACCTACCAGAAAAACGCTTACGGTCAGGCCGACAACTCCTACCTGGACAGCGAAACCATGCACCAGTCGGCGTTCATCGTGCGCCGTCTGCAAAGCGTGATCACCAGCAAGTACGGCCGCCACAAACTGGCCTCCGACGGCACCCGTTTCGGCGCCGGCCAGCCAATCGTGACGCCTGCGACCATTCGCGGTGAGCTGATCGCCCAGTACGCCAAGCTCGAACTGGAAGGCCACGTCGAGAACGCCGAGCTGTTCGCCGAGCACCTGATCGTCGAGCGCGACGTGCAGGACCCGAGCCGTGTGAACGTGCTGTTCCCACCGGATTACATCAACGGTCTGCGCGTGTTCGCACTGCTCAACCAGTTCCGTCTGCAGTACGACGACGCGGCTTGATAGCCGCGTTTGACGGCAAGTTTTCAGCCCACCTCGCGTGGGCTTTTTTATTCAAGGGAGTAACACCATGGGTCAACTGATTGCAGGCACCTGCTACGTCAAAGTCGACGGCGCACAACTGACCATCAATGGCGGCTGCGAAGCCCCGCTGATGGCGGTCAAACGCGAAACCGTCGTACCCGGTTTCTACAAGGAAACCGATATCGCGCCGTCGTTCAAAGTGACCGCGCTGCACACCGCCGACTTCCCGCTGAAGAAGCTGATTGAAGGCACCGACATCACCGTCACCTGCGAATTCAGCAACGGCAAAGTCTACGTACTGGCCGGCGCTTATCTGGTTGAAGAGCCAGTTTCCAAGGGCGATGACGCCACCATCGAACTGAAATTCGAAGGCATCAAGGGGACCTGGCAATGAGCGGCGCCGTGAAGCTTCAGGTTGCGATCGAAGCTCACGGCGAGCCCCTGACCGAACTCGTCCTGCGCCGTCCGACGGTGCAGGAAGTGCGAGCGATCAAGGCGCTGCCGTACAAGATCGACAAGAGCGAAGAAGTCAGCCTCGACATGGACGTGGCGGCCAAATACATCGCCGTGTGCGCCGGCATTCCGCCGTCGTCGGTCAACCAGCTGGATCTGGCTGACCTCAATGCGCTGAGCTGGGCCGTTGCGAGTTTTTTCATGAGTGCGGCGTCGGCGCCATCACCGACCTGATCGCCGTCGCCTATGACCTGGCCTGGTTCTGGAAGGTTGACCCCGAACAGATGATGGCCAGGCCACTGGATGTGCTCCGCGAATCGCTGGAGCACGCGCAACGGATCAATGCGATGCAGCAGGTGCAATGATGGCGAATACGAATTTGAGCCTGATTCCGCAGACCTTTCCTGTCACGGTCAACATGCTCGTGGTGCTCAAGGGCGCCGAGAAGATGGAAGCCGAAATGAAAGGGCTGCGCGGCAAGGTCGCAGCATTCAAGAAAAGCATGGAAGACAGCGGCCTCGAGCCGCTGGACGTCGCCGGGTTCATCTCCGAAGGTGGCTTGCTCAAGCCGTTTCAGGACGGCATCAAGAAAGCCATCGAGGCGCAGGATGCGCTGGCGAAAAAGGTCGCGGCGAACAAAGGCCTGAAACTGCCGAAAGTGGTGCAGGGGGAAACCTCGGCCAACCTGGCAAAGTTCAACGAAGCGCTGGACAAGATCTCGTTGAACATTGGCAATGCGTTGTTGCCAGCGGTGAACGGTATCGTTACCGCAATCACGCCGGTGATCACCTCGATTGGCCAGTTTGTGGCGAACAATCCTTCTCTTGTCGAAGGGCTGGCGGCGGCAGCCGTCGCGTTCACGGTAGTCACCGTGGGTGCGATGGGGCTGGTCGGTGTATTGGGCATTCTGACGTCACCGATCGGTTTGATTGCCGCCGCGATTGCGGCCGCGGTGGCGATTATCGTGATCGGCGCGCGCTTGATCAGCAACAACTGGGGGGCGATCTCGGGCTTCTTCAGCCGGACCTGGCAATCGATCAGCGATGCGACCCGTCGCGGCATCGACGACGTGCGCAAAGGCTGGGATGAGATGGTCGCGGATGGCAGGCAACAGTTCGAGTCGATGCGTGCCACAGCTTCGCAGAAGTGGCAGGAGATGCGCGCTGACGCTATCGCGGGTGCCAGCCGTCTGGCGGCGGGAGCGTCCGAACGTCTGCACGCATTCGGCGCGTCCATCGAGCAGACCTGGGATTCTGCTCGCAGCTCCGTCGGCGCTTACTGGGACAGTGCAGCTGCCAGCACTGCGGCTGGATTGCAAAGCCTCAAGGCCCGGTTGTACACCTCGCCACTGGAGAAGATGAGCGCACTCTGGGACTCGGCCGATGAGTCCGTCACCGGTTACTGGAATCGTAGCTATGCAGCGACGCAGTCCGGTTGGGAATCGGTCAAGTCGACGTTTGACGGCACGCTGACAGCAAAAATGTCAGGCGCATGGGATGCCGCACAAAGCGCGGTCTTCACGGCCATCGACGATATGAGCAACAGGGTTGCAACCGGTTGGTCGAACATCACATCGCTGTTCGACGGCACGCTGGCAACCAACATGTCGACGGTCTGGGGTTCTGCGCAAAGCACGGTTTTCGATGCGGTTGGCAGCATGCACAGCATTGCGGCGAGTGGTTGGGAGCAACTCAAATCGACGTTCGCCTGGTCTCCGACCGCGATGGTCGAAAGCGCCTGGCAACCCTTGGCACCGGTTTTTTCAGCGCTGTGGGACGTTCTTCGCGCGGGTGCCCAGCCATTGAAGAGCGAGTTTCAGAACTTGTTCGGCAACGCTCCCGTGGAAGCGGTCATGGCGAAATGGAATGGCGTCACGGAATATTTTTCCGGTTTGTGGGCAACGCTGAACACCGACGCACAATCGGTGAAAGCAACCTTGGGTGATCTGTTCAGTCAGTCGCCGCTGGAATCCATCCAGGAGAAGTGGCAGCCCGTTCTCGTCTGGTTCGGTGATATGTCGACAAGACTCCAAGGTATTTTCGCACAGGTCAAAGAACTGCTCGGCGGCAATGTCTCCGGGTTCTTCGCCACGATCACCGGCACCAGCGCTGCGGTGCCTGCCGGGGCGCCAGGAATGAACAGCACACTGCCACAAACCTCTGGCGCGCTGATTCAACAAAGTGCAATCAACAACCGCACGCAGCTCGAAGGCGGCCTGACCGTACGCTTCGAAAATGCGCCGGCCGGGTTGCGCACCGATCAACCACAAAGCAATCAACCGGGCCTGGCGCTGTCTTCGCGCATCGGCTATCGCTCGTTGTCGATGGGAGGTTCCAATGAACTGGCGTGACCGTTTGTTGCCGGCATCCTTTCGCGGTGTCGGCTTCTGGATCGACCAGGCGAAAACCCCGGTCGGTCGCAAAGGCCAGTTGCACGAGTATCCGCAACGTGACCTGCCGTATTTCGAGGATCTCGGCCAGCAGGCGAGGATTCACGATGTCACGGCCTTCATCATCGGCGCCGATTGCCTGGAACAGCGCGACAAGCTGCTCAAGGCATTGGAGGCGGGCAGTGGTGAACTGGTGCATCCGTGGCTCGGGCGCCTGCAAGTCAAGGTCGGCGAATGCGACATGACCCACACCCGCCAGGACGGCGGGTTGGTGACCTTTACGCTGAAGTTCTATCCAGACCAACCGTTGCCGTTTCCGACCGCTACCGTCAGCACACAGAAAGTGTTGCTGGCCAAGGCCGACACGCTGTTGGGGTCTGCGGTGGCGCGTTTCGAACAGGCGATGACCTTGATCAAGGCTGCGCGTATCGGCATTGCCAATCTGCGTAACAGCCTGACCGGAGTCTATGAGGTGATCAAAGAACAACTCAAGCCGCTGATCGAGCAGTACCGGCAGATCACCGAACTGGTCAAGGCAGTGAAGGAGTTGCCCAAGGAGGTGGCGGCTGAGTTCAAAGGTTTGCTCGGCGATATCAAGGAGCTCAAGGAATTCGCGAAGGAGGGCTACCGTGGGGTGATTGCCGACGTGTCCCAACAACTCGAAGCGATTCGCAAGACGGATGCGCCGAAGATCACCACCGGTAAGGACACCAACGCCGCGGCACAAGCCATGGCCGATCTGGTCCAGGACACGCTGATCGTGAAAGCGGCGCAGTGGATCGCATCCATGCCGGTGGCCACCAAACCGGTGAAATTGCCGTCGACACCTTCCGTCGATCAGCAGGCGAACCAGCCGATCAATCGTCCGGACGTGCCCGCCATCGATGATGTGCAGGCGATTCAGAAGACGCTGATCGAGACCCTGAATCTGGTGAAGACCAAGGCCGGCCCTGCGCACCACCAACTGATCAGTGATCTGCAGGATGCGGCGGTCGCGCACCTCAAGTCGGTCGCATCGTCCGGTGTGCGCCTGGTGACTAAAACCATCCAGGAAAGCGCTCCAGCGGTGGTAGTGGCCTACAAGTATCTGGGCGATGCCACACGGGTCACTGAAATCACCCAGCGCAACGGGATGAACCATCCAGGTTTCTCGCCCAACGATGTGAAAGTCTCCGGGGAGTGAACCATGAGCGAAATGGACAATCGCGTCACGCTGACGGTCAACAACATGGAATACGGCGGCTGGAAAAGCGTGGAAATCACCGCTGATCTGGAGCGCCAGTTTCGCACCTTCAAACTCGACATCACCTGGCAATGGCCGGGGCAGACTGTCGCCAAACCGATCAAGCCCGGTGACCCGTGCGAAGTGCGAATCGGCAAGGATCTGCTGCTCACCGGTTACGTGTTCAAAGCCCCGATCAGGTATGACGGGCGGCAGATCAGCCTGACTATCGAGGGCAGTTCCAAGACTCAGGATCTGGTCGATTGCGCCGCCAGAAACCAGCCGAACCAGTGGCAGGAGCAACCCCTGTTGAGCATCGTTCAGGCGCTGGCGATGGAGTACGGGCTGATGGTGGTCAATGAAATCCCCGAGACTGCAAGGCTGACCAAGCACACGATCGTGCCGGGTGAAACGGTGTTCCAGTCGATCGACCGGTTGCTCTCGTTGCTGCGGGTGTTTTCCACCGATGACGAACAGGGCCGGCTGGTGCTGGCCAAACCCGGCAGCGGTGGTCGGGCCAGCGATGCGCTGGAACTGGGCAAGAATATTTTGTCCGCCAGCGCGTCGATGGATTACAGCCAGGTGTTCTCCGAATACCGGGTGATCGGCCAGCAAAAAGGTTCGGATACCAAAAGCGGCGCGGCGGCCAGCGAAGTCGAATCCACAGCGGCGGACCTGACCTTCAAGCGTCGGCGCACCACGGTGATCAACGAGGGCACGCAACTGACCTTTGAGTTGGCGCAGCAGCGTGCCCAATGGGAAAGCGCGACCCGCATGGGCCGAGCGCAGACCACCACTTATCAGGTGCAGGGCTGGCGTCAGTCCAACGGCGATTTGTGGCGCCACAACACGCTGGTACGGGTCAAGGATCCGGTGCTGGAGTTTGACGGCGACATGCTGATTTCCAAAGTCACCTATTCGCTGTCGGCACAAGGCTCGGTGACCACACTGCAAGTGGCGCCGCCGCATACCTTCGATCCTGATCCAACACCCCCGAAAAAAACCTGAGCCTGACTCCGGACCCTGTGGGAGCGAGCCTGCTCGCGAAAGCGCTGGCAGCTTCAACATCACATTGCCTGACCCAGCGCATTCGCGAGCAGGCTCGCTCCCACGTGGATCGCGTGATGCCTACCTCTTGAGGACAATTCATGAGCCTACTGACACGCCTGCTGGCGCGCGGCACTG